ATGAAACTCAAGTTGGACGACAAGGGCAACGCGGTCTTGCAGGACGGCAAGCCGGTCTATGTTCACGATGACGGGAAGGAAATCCCTTTCGATGCTCCGGCCGCCATGGCCAAGATATCGGCCCTCAATGCCGAGGCCAAGGACCATCGCGTGAAGGCCGAGGAAGCCGTCGCCAAGCTGGCGACTTTCGCCGGCATCGACGACCCGGAGACGGCCAAGAAAGCCATGGAGATGGTCAAGAACCTTGACGCCAAGAAGCTGATCGACGCGGGCGACGTGGAGAAGATGAAGGACGAAATCCGGCAGGAAACCACCAAGTCCTACGAGGTCAAGCTGGCCGACCTGGATAAGCAGCTCCAGGCCAAGGACGGCATGATCTACGCCATGAAGGTGTCCGGCGGGTTCGCCAACTCCAAGTTCGTCAAGGACAAGGTGGCCATCCCCTCCGACCTGCTCGAAGCCAAGTTCGGCAGCGCCTTCAAGGTCGAGGACGGCCGCGTGGTCGGCTACCTCAACGGCAACAAGGTCTATTCCCGCTCCAAGCCCGGCGAACTGGCCGAGTTCGACGAAGCCCTCGAAACCATCTTGGACGCCTATCCCCAGAAAGAAGCCATTTTGAAGGGCACCGGCGCGACTGGCGGCGGCGCTCCGAATAACCCGAACCCCGCGACCATCATCCCCGCCGGCTCCATCGCCAAGACCGACCAGAAGGCCTTCCTGGCGAACCTGGACAAGGTCGCCTCCGGGGAAATGAAGGTCGTATAACCGCAAGGAGCAGCCATCATGGCCGTGAGCAACACGCTTACCGCACTCATCCCCTCCATCTTCGCCCAGGGCCTGCTGGCCCTGCGTTCGGCCTGCACCATGCCGGGCATCGTCAACAACGACTATTCCGTGGACGCCGCCAAGAAGGGCGCGACGGTCGATATCCCCATCCCCTCGGCCGTCGCGGTCACGGACGTGGTTCCCGGCCCCTACGCCCCCGACCCGGGCAACCTGGCCCCGACCACCGCCAAGATTTCCCTGGACCGGTGGAAGGAGGCGGCCTTCACCCTGAACGAAGCCGAACTGGCGAAGATCACCCAGGGCCTTCCGTCCCTGGAAGTCGGTTCGGCCGTCAAGGCCCTCGCCGAGTACATCAACGCCGACATCTTCAGCGCGGCCAACGCGTTCTACACGGTCATGGGAACCGCCGGGACCACGCCCTTCGGCACGCTGGCCGCCCCGCTGGTTTCGGACGCAACCGGCTGTCGCAAGCTGCTCTCCAAGGCCCTGGCCCCCCTCCGCGACCGACACATGGTCCTGGACGTGGACGCCGCCGCCGCCGCCATGAACCTCCAGGCCTTCCAATTCCTCCAGAACTCCGGCGATCCGAACGTCATGCGCGAAGGCATGCTCGGCCGAAAATTTGGCTTTGACTTCCACGAGGACCAGCAGGTCCCGACCCATACCTCCGGCACCATCACCACCGGCTTGGCCGCCAAAGCCGCCACGGCCCAGGCCGCCGGACTGACCAGCATCGTGGCCACCACGGCCGCCTCCACCGGGGCTTGCGCCCTCAAGCTCGGCGACATCATCACCTTCGCCGGAGACGCTCAGAAATACGTCCTCACCGCCGATGCCACCCAGGCCACGGCCGCATCCGACATCACCCTGGCCATCAGCCCGGCCAAGGCCGTTGCGCTGGCCGGCGGCGAGGCCATCACCGTCACCGCCAGCCACGTCATGAACCTGGCTTTCCACCGGGACGCCCTGGCCTTCGCCTCCCGCGCCCTGGGCAACGACCCCACCATCAGCACGGTCCCCATCGAGAACATGATGCAGGTCGCGGACCCGGTGTCCGGACTGACCCTGCGTCTGCACGTGCGCGAGGAGTTTCATCGCATCCGGTGGGCGTTCGACTGCCTGTGGGGCGTCGGCGCCCCCCGCCCCGCCCTCGGCGTCCGGCTGATGGGCTAGGGCCAAAAAAACCCGTCACGGGGCGGCTCCGGTCGCCCCGTGACGAGAAGAGGCTGATATGGACCAAATCAAGACCATCCGCATCGAACACGAGGGTTTCCCCGACGGGATGCTCATCAACGAGTCCGACTTCGACCCGCAGGAACACACCAAGTTCGGCGAGACCGCCGAAGCGGAGCTCAAGATGACCGTGGCTGAGCTTCGCGCCTTTGCCAAAGATCACGGCATCACCCTCGGGGCAGACGCGACCACCAAGGACGCTATCCTGTCCGTGATCCAGGCCGCCGGTTTCAAGCTGAATGCCTTCGAGCCAAAAGAAGGGGAATCCGAAGATCATTCCTAGCCCCTCTCCTTCATTCTGGAGACTAGAATGAAGGAATTGAGGCTAGGAATACGCATTTAGCGCGAGGGAACAAATGGAAGTCATAAAATCGATATCAGCCGAGAACACGTTTTCCGATCCAATAACTGTCGGCTGCGGATATTTTAAGATTTACATCTGGGGGTCTTCATTCTCAGCCACGGTGAGTCTTCAAACAACACCTGACGATGGCGTGACCTGGATAACAGCCAAGACTTATACAGGCAAATCCGTTGATGTTGGACTTGATCCAACAGGCGGAAAGTATCGACTTGGCATTGAGACAGGAAATTACACAAGCGGAACTGTCAACGTAAAAATTAATTCTTAGCCAGCTGGGTCAATACTTAACAGGAAACGGACATGGCCCTTGTTATTGAGGACGGAAGCGGCGTTTCTGGGTCCAACTCCTTCGTGGATGTGGCCTACGCCGACGCCTACTTCGCCGGGGCTGGGCAAGCCGTCTGGGTCGGCGATGATGTGGCGAAGGAAGCCGCTTTGATTCGCGCGGGGCGCTACCTGAACGGCCTCCGCTGGCAGGGATCGAAGTTCGATTTTCGCCATTCCATGTGCTGGCCCCGTTTTGGTGTTCCGGTCGCGGATATGGAAGGCTCAATTTCCCTCTACCCCTCTGGCTTTGGCTATGGCCTTTACTGGAACACCAACGAGGTTCCCGAGCCCGTCAAGCAAGCCCAATGCGAGGCCGCCCTGCGCTACCTCGCCGGCACCGAGATGCTGCCGGATCTGGAGCGCGGGGGCCAGGTGGTCATGGAGCGCGTGGACGTCATCACGACGCAGTACGCCAGCGGCGCGCCGGCCGGGACGCGGTTCCTGGCGGTTGAGGCGTTGTTGCGGCCGTTTCTCAAGTCGAGCGCCAGCGTGGATCTGGTACGTGGCTAGATATGCACCCAGGTTTTACGATGCACGATACGATATATCGTAGAATGATCCACGCCAAACATGGCACCAAGGGGTCGGTATCCGATTCCTTTCTGCACAAGTGTTCTAATTTTTCTAACATCGTCCTCATTCAGTATGGCACATCCGTGATCCTCTCCTATCTGGGGCGGGTGAAGCCCTGCTTTTACAGCGTGGCGCATATTCTCTTCCTGAGTTGCCCATTCAAGGTTGTCGGCTTTGTTGTTAAACCGATTGCCATCCTTATGGTTCACCTGACCTTTGGAATCTTTATTGTCAAGAAAGACAGATGCAACCACCCGCGCCACGCGATGAGTCTTAGCATTCCCATTTTTAGAAAGACTAACCTTCAGATATCTCTCGTTGCAAGCGAACTGCTTTATTATCTTGCCATGAACAAAAGCCATCCGGCCGGATGGACTTTTTTTAATGAATCTGTCCAACGACCGAATTTCGCCAAAGTTAGAGACTTCATACAGTCCTTCATATTCAACGACAGGCTTCCATTCTGTTTCCATATGCAACCCCAATCACACTGTTTGGCATAATAATATAAAATTACATAAACTATGTCAACACAAGAGATATAATACATGAACTACGCCACCACCGCCGCCCGCGCCGCCGCCCAAATCAAGGCCAAGGGCCAGCCCATCACCATCACCCGTGCCCAGGACGGGAACGGAGAGTTTGACCCGGCCACCGGGGCGTACGTTCCCGTCGATCCCCTCACCTTCTCGGGCTACGCCGTCGCCAGCAACTACAGCCAGAATCTCGTTGACGGCGCCCTCATCCAGCAGGGCGACAAGCTTTTCACCGTAGCGGCCTCGGGCCTGGGCTGCGTGCCCATGGCCTCGGACAGCCTGACGGACGCCGCTGGCGACGTCTGGTCGGTCGTCAACGTGGGCATCGTGAGCCCGGCCGGCGTGGCGCTGCTCTACAAGGTCCAGGGGCGCAAATAGATGCAATCCGACCTCCTCGCCGCAGCCGAAGTATTCGGGAGATCCTTGCAGGAGATGGTGGACACCATTGAGCTTGACGCTCGTCGCATCATCCTCAGGGTGCTCCTCGACCTTCTCTCGGACCTTATGTCCGAAAACCCGAAGGACACGCACCGCTGCGCCGCCTCGTGGAACGTGGATACGCATCCCTCGGATTGGGTGGAGCCGCCGGGTGATTACACAGGCGTTGACCTCGCGGCCCGGGCCAAAGGGATCGTTGATGGCTTGCCCGACTCCGACGTCTACGTGCTCTTCAACAACATCGAATATCTCATGGCCCTTGAAGACGGACACTCCACGCGCGCCCCTTCTGGGTTCATTGCCAACGCCTTGAACGCGACAGCCGACTACCTCTCCAGGGCGGCCCGGGAACGGGGGTACACCTCATGACCCCCGACGCCATCATCCAAGCTGTTCACATCTACTTCAACGCCAACTGGACCGCCACGCCGGTTGCCTACGACAACCTGCCCTTTACGCCGCCGGCCGATGGGAAATGGGTCCGATGCACAGTGCTCCCCGGCAAGTCCTTCTCCGATGAGGTTGGCGAAGGGGCCGCCGGTCATCGCAACGGCGTGGTTAAGGTGCAGGCGTTCACCCCGGCCGGCGTCGGCGTGCAGGTCGGCTGGGCTTTGGGGGCACAGGTCGAGGCGCTTTTCCGGGGGGTGGAGGTGAACGGGGTCTTTTTCGCGCCGGGGGACTTCAGCGATCAGGAAGGGCCGTCCACCGTGGATAGCGGCGTCACGAACGGAAACCAGCAACACACCGTCACCTGCCCGTTTTGGGCGTGGGACGGGGAATAGGAGGCTACCATGCCCATCACCAACCCCATCGGAACCGCCAGGGAGCAGGCGTTTTTCTTCAGCCTGGAATCCGCTCGCGGCTCCCTCATCGCCCCCGCGTCCAACGCCGGCCTGATCACGGCCGGCTACGCGGACATGAGCCAGAACCCGAGCTTCACCGACTCCGAGGAAATCCCGACCAACACCCGCGGCCTGATCGACCAGTTCCAGGACCAGACCGGGGCCGGGACCTGTACCGTGCCGTTCTATTTGCGCCCGTCGGGGACGGCCGGCGTCGCCCCGCTGGCCGATGGCATTTTGACCAGCCTTTTCGGCAAAAAGACCGTCACATCGGGAACGAAGGTCGTCTATTCGCCGGCCATCACCAAACCCTCCGGTTCTGCCTGGTTCAAGCGCGGGCACACCCTCTTCTTTTCGCGCGGCGGCGTCGTGGATCAGGGGAAAATCACCGCCTCCAACAAGGGCGCGGCCAAGCTGGAGGCGAACCTCCAGTTCATGCAGATGGGCTGGGCCGGTCGCGATGGCGTCGCTTCCGCCGCTGCCGCCGCCGCAACACAGGTCACGGTTTACAAAGCCAAAAAGTATGCGGTCGGCGCCCTGATTCACAACAAGACGAAAAGCGACCACGCGACCGTTGGCTACACCGTCACCGCCGTGGACGTCGTCAGCAACAAGCTGACCATCAGCCCGGGCATCGTCACCGCCGGCGGATGGGAAGTGGACGACATCATCGAGGGTTGGCTGCCCACCGCCTCCACCAGCATCGGCCGTCCCATCGAGAGCCGCAAGACCGTGGTCACCATCGGGGGCACGGCTCGGACGCTGCAAAGCCTGGATCTCACCTTTGCCGACAAGGTCGTCATGATCGTGGACGAGATGACCCCCTCGGGCTTCCCCGAGGACTACGGCGAGGATGTCCGCAAGGTCAGCGGCATGATCAAGCTCCACTTCCGTGCGAACGATGCCGTGGCCTTCTACGACGGCTCCAACGGCACCGAGCAGGCCATCTCGATCCAGTTCGGCGACACGGCCGGCTACAAGAGCCGGATCGACATGCCCCGCTGTCGTCTCCAAGTCCCGAAGCCCAGCACCAACGCGCCTTTCGTGGACATCAGCATCGACTTCACGGCCCTGGAGCAGGACGGCGAGGACTCCATCACCCTCACGTTCGAGTAGCCTTTCGCGGGTCGGATAGGGCGCGCGCCCGACAAGCGGAATCCCCGGCCGCTTCCGGCCCGCCAAACTCGGGGAAAGGGGAAAGAATCATGGCTCTTAAGTTCTCTCTCAAGCCGAAGGAAAAGAACATCCGGATCCTGTCCGCCCCGGGCGTCGTCTGGAAAGTCGTGCCCATGACCTCATCCGAGGATGCGGAGCTCGTCAAGAAATTCCAGGAGTACGATACCCGCGCCCGGGCCTATCTCGTTTCGGACGACATGGGCCTGCTCAAGGCCAGGGCCATCCAGATCATTCGGGGGTGGGAAGGCCTGCCCGGGGACGAAACCGATGCCGACGGCAAACCGATGATGATCCCCTACACCACGTCCAACCTGGAGGCTCTGTGCGAGATGGCCACGCCCGTTATCTCCGAGGTCATCCTCGAGTCCCGCCGGGCTGACGCCTTGGTCGTGGAGGCCGCCGAAAAAAACTCCTAGCCTGGGGTCGGTGGGACATCTGGAGCCTTGAAGGGGACCCATGCGATGCCTGTCGCGATCTCTATGAGGACGATGACCTTAGACCGCCATGTGGGGGGCATGAATGCCTGAGGCCTGATGACCTTTGGCCCGAGAATGTCACCCTATGGAAAATCTGGAAGATAGCGGATAAGCATGATCGGCCGACGCGAACGGAATTCATTGCGACGATGGGGGCCGCCCAGTCCGTCTCCGTCCCGGCCAGGATCCCATCCCAGGCTATCGGGAGTCTCTGCGAGGTCTACGACGAATCCCTGGAGTCGTTCGAGCGAATATTGTGGCTCGAAAACAGGCTTTACCCGCTGATCCTGGAACGGTCGGAGCGGGACAGGGGGCAACAAGGAGACGGGGGTGGGGGCGGAAGCCCGTGGGGAGAGGAAGATTGAACAGGGGCCGGCGAGAGTCGGCCCCTTGTTGTTGAACTCCCAGGAAAGGCGACGCCCACCCACGCGGGGCGTGACATGGGACAGGGCGGATTCTCCGGGTCATCTCCGCTATCGCGGGGAACAAATGGTCATTTCCCTGCGCGGGCGTCCAACACCTCACTAATCAGTTTTTGCAATGCGCGCAACCTGTCGCTGGTCATGCGCGGGATCTGCCGCTCGATGACGACGCCGTTGCCGACCGGAAACGGCTCGACGCCGCATCGCCCCCGCATGTCCCGCACGGCCTCGCCGCTGCGGCCGAGCAGCTGGCCGACGCGGGCGTCGGTGTCCGTGCCGAGCAGGGCTACCTCGTGGTTTGTCCACTCGCTGTACGCCTCGCGCTCGGCCGGGGTGACGTGGCCCAGGGAGGCAGCCGGGATGTGCCAGTGGCCACGCTCGTCCTGTTCGGCGCCGGGGATTTTGCCGGCGGCGCACAGGCGGCGCACGCGCACGGCGGTCGTGCCGGCCTGTTTTGCGGCGGCGTGGGGGGAGAGGTGGGTGTCAGGCATGGATGCGCCTCCAGGTTTCCTCCCGAAAATTACGCCCCTTGCCGGTCGGGAGACTCCAGCCGGTCAGGGTGGAGCCGTGTTCGTCGTCCCCTGTAAACGCGAACGCGTCGAGGAGTGTCTCGCGCAACCAAAATTGCGGCCTGTTGTCGGGATGGTATTTGCCGCCCCAATCCCGGCGCAAATGCGCGTCCAGGGGATAGGCGCGCAGCGCGTCCACGGGGGTTTCGTGCTCCTCGATCCGAGGCGCAAGGGGAACGGCCAGGGCGCAGGATTTGCGCCCGAAAAACGGAACCCAGCGGGGGCGGCGCATGGCCTCGGCCAGGGTTTCGAGAGGAGGCGCGGCCGGACCGATGGTCCAGGCGGCCACCACGAACGGTGCGTTTTGCAGGTACTCGCGGCGGGACAAATTGGGATGGGGCCGTGTGGTCGGCGGGCGGTAGCAATGTTGCCGCGTGTAGGCCGCCAGCTCGTCCGCGCGGGTGAAAAGCGGTGTCAAATCCTTGCCCTCGGATGGAATTTGGATGGTGTGGAAATCGGTCATGGGCGGCGCGGCGGGATTGATGGCCATAACGCACAGCCCCAGGTCGTCAGCCATGGCCGCCAGCTCCAGACGGCGGTCACGGCCGATGCCCAGGCAGGCTCCGAACAGGCCGATAAGCTGGGACGTGCGCGGGATTTTAGCGCTTGGTCGGATTTCGCCGTAGGCCTCGCGCCCCATGGCGGCCAGGGGCGCGTAGAGTTGGAACGTGAGGAATTGCACGGTGCGCCTCCGTCAGTTGGCGAGGTCGAGCGCGCCGTCGTCGTTGATTTCATAGGCCACGTCGCCGCCCTGGTCGCGCACGGCCTGGGCCAGGCGCGCCGTGCAGGGGCGCACGTACAGGCTGCCGATGGTTTCGCCGCCGATGCGGGCGCGGGGCGTCTCGACCTCGGCCTCGCCCTCGATCCATTGCCGGGCGTCCGCGATGGCGGCCTGCGCGCTGTTGCCGGTCCCGAACACGTTGTGGCCGCTCTGGTACACTGCGTACATGGTCGTTTCCTCCGGGTTTTGTGCGTTGGCGTCCCTGGCCAGGGCCTCGCGGACGGCGTTCTCACAGTATTTGGTTTTGCTCCAGCCGCCGCGCTTGGCGGCCGCGATCTGGATTTGCTGGTGCTCCTCATCGGTGAGGTTGCGCAGGGTCATGATGGGCATGGCGTCCCCTCTCTTGTTTCCGGCTCGGGCCGATTCCCGTTTGCTGTTAGCTGCAATATATGCACTAGCCGCAATGCAGTCAAGCCCAAACTTAAAATTTCCTCTATTTTTATACTCTATTAAACCAGGTAGTTACCATGGGCGTGCAGCGTAAGCGCGGGCCGGGGGGGCTATACCCACCAAAAAAGGCCGCTCTTCCGAGCGGCCCATAACCTCTTATCCTCTCCCCTGCCCTACGCCGGCACCACCTCCGGGGCCGGGGCGGCGTCATCCCGGTTGCCGGCTGTCTCCCGGCATATCACGCGGGCAAGCTCAAATATAGCCATGGCCAGGGCCTTTGCCTCGTCGGCATTTCGGGGGTCGCTCATGGCCTACCTCCTCTCCAGCCCGAGGGCGCGTTCGAAATCGCGTTGCGCCGGTATTGGCTTCGGCTCGTCCTGTTCGGCCTCGTAGGCCTCAATTTCGCGCTGCGCTTCGGGGGTCGGTTCCCACCCCTCCTGGCAGGGCTTGGCGCTCCAGGCGACCGTGATGCTGACGTCGAGAGGCGTCATCCCGGCTCGGGCCATGCCCTCCCTGGCATTTTCCTCGGCCCCGGCACAGGTGCCCTTGGTCCAGTCGCGCTCGTTCTCGCACCATTCCGTGCACATCGAGCAATTGGCGTACGTGGGGATGTTCATGGTTACGCCCCCTACACCATCATCCTGGACAGCAAGCCGATGCCGTCCAGGGTTTCGTCCATCAGGCGCCATCCTGCCCACGCGGAGTCATGGGCATAGCCCAATGCCCTCAGAAATCGGGCCATGGCCACATCGGGCAAGTCCATGGCCCTGTGTGGGCCGCCAGCCAGAGCGTTCTCAACCTGCCGGCGCACATCAAAGGCTACCCCCTGAAAGCGGACGAAGATCTCTTCGAGGGCTTGCCTGGCTTGCTGGATCTTTTCAGGGGCAAGTCGTTGAATCGGCCGGCTCTCACGATACAAAGGCCGCTCCGGATCGAACGCCGGCGGCAACGCCTTGGGCTGCTCGCCGGCCGGCAGGGTCAGCTTCATTTCCATGGCCAGGATGTAGCTCACCACGTCCGGGTACACCGCCTGGGGAATCTCCTCGTACTTCGCCACCTGGAACTTGTTCTTCACCCGGCTCCAGGCTTCCTTGAAGGCCTTTGGGCGCAGTTCCGAGGGGTAGTGCGAAACCTTGGCCGCGATCAGGTTTTGGATCGAAAGGCGGGAAGAGGTGGAGAGGGTCGCGGGGAGGGCAGGGGCGGCGGGGGCTTGCTGGCGGTTAAAGTAATTCTCTTCCAGAAGCTCAAACACGTCCCAGGCCTTGTCCGTGTTCAACATCTTGGCGTGGCGGGCCGCTCCTCGTTCCGTCCAAAGGGTAAGCTCTCCTCCCGTTTTCGGGACGAGGTCGGATGAGTCCGAATTTCGGACGCATTCCTTGAGGGCGCGCAACTCCTCGCCGGAAACCTTGAAAAGGTGCTTGCCTTCGGTAAAGCGGTCGCGGTTGGCACGGTAGTTCTCGCGGATTCTGGTCTGCGTTGTGCCGTATACGGCCGAGAGCAACGCCGTTGTCAGAACGGGAACGTCCTTATAGAGAATGGGGGTCAGGGATTCGACGGGGATCACGGGATTGCCCGCGACGACGGGTTCGTTTAAGATAGCGGTAGCCATAATCACACCTCGCACGTGTGGTTGCTGGTTAGGCCCTGGTCGGGTGTTCCACCACCCGGCTGGGGCTGTTTACTTCCTGCTTGCCTTCGCCTCTTCCTCCTCCAGAAGCTTTTGCAGGCATGCCACAAAAAGCCCCTTGATCGTGGTCTCCTTGTCCACGGCAAGCTGCTTAATTTTTTCGTGAAATTTCTTGGTTACACGGATCGTTATGGTGGTTTTCTCGCCGTCCATGGCTTCAGATATAATTATATCGTCATTACAAGTCAAGCCTGTCCAGCGAAATTATTGCGGGTGTCAAGAAAAAAAGAAGGCCCCCGGATTTTCGGGAGCCTTGGGCTAGCTGAGCCAGGAGAAAGTCAACCTTGAAGAACCTTGATGCAACTTACCGTGATTCTTTCAAATCTTCCAGCATAAATTCAGCTTTTCTGACATATCCACGGTAAGCATTGCCTGTATAGTCTGTAACTATAGAACGCAGAAGCGACCTTGCCTCTTTAATGAGGCCGAATTTTATAAATATTCCAGATAAATTCAGTTTGACATTGATAACCTCCGGCGTCAACTCCTCTACACGTATCCTGCAAAATTCAGCATCGTACTTCCCGACTACACCCTTTGCCATGTTGACTTGCCATTGGCCATAAATATTTGAACTTATTATATCAATATCATTCAATATGCTTGCAAGAAGTTTTACGTCAATCAGCCCGTCTTGCTGGTTGCTCGCGGTTGAATAATACAGTTTGATTTTTTCAACCAAACTTTCCCCCTCTGCCTTGCAGTCTTCTTTTTTTACAACAGCATCTTTGCGAACATCGCCATGCCCTAAAGCGGTGCATATGCCGCTGAGAAGGGTAAAAAGAGGTTCTCCATTTTTAACCTCCATGACGGGGAATTTTCTATTGTTGTCAAAAACAAGAGCGCCTTTAGACGAAAAATATTTGTCTGTTAGAACATTCATTTTGTTGTTATCGCAATTGAAAACTATTTCTCCCACGCCATATGATACATTTTTCAAATCAACTGACGCTAAGTCACTATTTAGCTTAAGGCGGTCTCTCCCATCATTAGATAAATTCAATTTCATCTTAACCTTGTATATTTTCCCGCCTACGTGTTCGACAGAACCTTTGTCGTAATATGTTTCCCCCGCGCGCTCTTTAAGCAAAGGTGTCCACATCTCTCGCTGTGCGATGCACTCAGATGTAATAGTCATGTGTATGCACGCAGCGACAAAAGTAACAAGCACAAACGCTGAAAACTGATTCAATGCACTCGAAAAAATTAATTTTAGCATACCTATAATCCGTCCTTCATCTTGAAGTAAGCTTGCATTTTGTGTACAACGGACTTTCCTATTCCGGGGATCTCTAGTATCAAATTAACGTCAGCTGATTTTATGTCATCGATTGTATAGAAGCCTTTTTCAAAAAGTACTTTTGCCGTCTTTAGACCAACTCCAGGAATTTCTGTTAATTTGTTATAAAAGAACGACTCCGGGAAATCAGAAATATTGTTCTTGAGTGTTTTTGCATACTCGCTATAAAGTTCATTCGAACAACAAAGATCGTTTATTGCTTTAATTTTATCAAATACAAGTGAACTGCTTTCGACTATTTCACGAAATGAAATGAGAAACGGTAAGAACTTCGAACTATCCACAGGACCGACAGACGAGGACGACATACATGGTTTCATCTCATCAATATCTACCCCTAGGGAGCGCCACGTTCTAGTTTTATGAATCCACATGCCGTCGCCTTGACTGCCTATAGATGGCAATTTAGACGGTGGGCCTTTGTGAAATTCTCCATGGTGCCGGAGGACACATAATGGAGTCCTTAGTATTAGGTTGGCAAGGAATACATATCCAGTAAGGACGTCGCTATTTTCCTCAAAGTACTCATCGTTGTGCAAAAGTTCATATGAGGCGCGAAACTCATAAGAATTCCTGATAATCGGTACGGTTTCTCCTTCTACCTCGAAATCAAATAGTTCCTTTTTATATTTATTGTATTTCCCCTCTTCCTCAAGGACCCTTCTCCCCACAAGGCGAAGTACATCATGTCCAGTTGCCTGCGCCTCGCCGTTTTTTGGGGGGCTTTCTTTCCCCAGCAGCGACAAGAAGAACTGTTTTAAGCCCATGGCCTATTACCTCGGCCTCCCGCACCCCGGACAAACCTTCGCCTTATCCGACACTTCCCACCCGCAGTCGGGGCACTTGTGCAACGCCATGACGCCCTCCCCCGTTTCGCCAAACCGATACCAGCGGACCGGGCTGAAGGGCAAGCGCGGGTCGTCGTGACCGGCGAGGAAGTCAAGAAAAAAAAGGCCCACGCGAGGCGGACCAATCTTGTCTTTTTTCTTAACCACTCCCTCTCCTCATATCTTTTCGCACCCATGTAATCGCGCATGCGCACAGCCAGGGGCACGGTCCAACGAACAAGGACCGCCCCATGCCTGGATACCGCATTGACATCGAAACCGCCGGCGCCAGGTCGAACACGGACGCCCTCCGGCAATCCATCGATGCCCTGGCAGGCCAAACGAAAAAGTCCGCCGAGCAGTTGGCCGCATGGAACGCTCGCATGGCCGAGCGAGACGCCATTTCCGGGGCAACCAGCGCGATTGACGCTTATCGTCAATCTGTCGAAAACCTGGCAAGGGCTCAAGGCGCGAGCGAAAAAGAGGCCAAGGCCCTTGGCGAACGGGCCGTCCAAAACGCCGCGCAACTTCGTGACGCAAGTTCAAGCACAAACATTCTCAGCAACTCTTTCGCAAGCCTGGCAACAAAAATAACAGCCGTTGCCGGAGCTTATATTTCACTGCGAAGCGCTTCGGAGTTCCTCTCCGAGTCCACCACCCTGGCCGCCCGGTATGACACGCTCGGCGTCGTCGTCCATACGGTCGGGGCCAACGCGGGCTATGCCACCACATACGTCGACGGACTGACAGCCTCCCTGCAACAGCAGGGCATTACCATGAACGCCTCACGCCAGGCCGTGACCCAAATGATCCAGGGCCATATGGATCTGGCAAATGCCACGAAGCTCTCCCGCGCCGCCCAGGATGCCGCTGTCATCGGCGGCGTCAACTCCTCCGAAGCCTTCCAGCGCATGACCACGGCCATCCAGACGGCTCAACCGGAAATGCTCCGCACCCTTGGGATCAACGTTAACTTCGACGTGTCCTACCAGAAACTGGCCGCTACCCTGCACACCACCACCGAGGCCCTGACCGAGAACGAAAAGATGCAGGCCAGGGCCAACGCCACCATGGAGGCCACGAAAACCATTGCCGGGGCCTATGAGGCGGCCATGGGAACGGCCGGCAAGCAAGCCCTTTCGCTCGAACGATACTGGGAAGATTTCAAGGTCTCCCTGGGACAAGGGATGCAGCCTGGCTACTCGGCGCTCATCGAAGGGGCGACCAGCGCCATCAAGGAGCTTACTGTCACTGTAAAAGACCCATCCTTCCAGGAAAGCATGAGGCAATGGGGGGAGAGTCTTGGCACTGTTGCAAAACACATGGCGGAGATTGCTAAATACTCCGGGGTTCGGTCTCAAGTAGGAACACTTAATGAAGGAAAGCGCCTCTATCAACAAGGTGCAGTCGATGAAAAATGGTGGAAAGAATTTACTCGCGGCGAACTATTTGACTTCAGCGGTGAGAATTCATGGAACAATCCAAAGGAAGCTCTGCACCGCCAGCAGATGGTTGACGCGGCCAAAGCCGGAACAGAGCGTGACCGCAAGCAGTGGCTCATAGACAACTGGGGGTATCTCCCCGCCCAAGGTGGTGGCGATAGGCCAAGTGCAATTAAAGAGGATGAGATAAAAAAACTTTATGAAGGGGACCGCTCGGCTAGAATCCTTGATCTCCAAAACTTCATGTCTCCATACCTGGAGCGCAACAAAGGCTTTCAATCGACTGCCGATCAACTTACCTACGCCACGGATACATGGCAAGGCGAGCGCGGAAAATTCGAGAAGGCCGCCTCTTTGGCTAAAGAGACTGGCGATGTCCAGACGCTTGCCAATGCCGAACGGGGGTGGGCCGAGGCGGACCAAAAGCTCATCCAAACCCGCAATCAACTCATCAAGGCCGACGACGACGTCCGCCGATCCATTGAGTCCATGGGCGCGTCGGTCCGGGCGGAATGGGCCGATCTTTCCGGGGACAAATACACTGGCGCGAGCATCAAATCCTTCCAGGCCATGGGTGATGAACTTGCTCAGCTTCGAGATCGCATGGCCGGCTACAAGGGTGAGAATAAGGACGCCCTGGAATCTTCGGGGCGCATGTGGATCTCCGAGAAGCAAAAAATCGCCGAAGCTCGCACCGAGCTCGAGAAGTGGAAAGACACCCTTTCCACCACTTCCGCCCTCCTTGCCGACCTCGGGCGCCTGACCGGCAACCCCGAAGCCTCCTACCAGGGGGCTATGCTCGGGCTCAAGGGGCAGTACAAGGAAGCCAGCGACCAAGCCAAAGCCCTGGGCATACCTCAGGACCTGGTTGACCAGACCTACATTCTCAAGGCCCGAGACGCCTGGCAGCAGGCCTACAAGAACCTGGGCACCATCAACGGCTCCGTCTTTGACAACCAGCGGGCCATGCTTGCCCAGGAAGTGGAAGCCTACCGCAAGCAGGGCACCGACATCACCGCCCTGCGCGTCTACGCGGCGCAGCGGTCCGAGGAAATAGCCCAACAGGAACTTCAGTCCAAGCAGGCCTACGCGACCAGCTTCACGGACTTCTTGCGGGGCCAGGTCGCCCTGGATGCCGGCCTTTATCATGGTGAGCATTCTCGGCAACTGACGGAATGGCAAGACTATTACAGTGACCTCAAGAACTATGCCACTGGGTTTTCCGATACCCTCAAGTCCGGCATAGTTGACGGCCTTGAGGGTATTTTTGAGGGCAAGAATCCGGAAGAAGCCTTCAAGAATATGCTGGCCGGCATGCGTCGGCAATTCCTCCAGTTCATCGTCGATCTCGCATTTGATTGGGCCAAGCATAACTTTTTCAAGCCGATGCTGGATCAGGTGTCCGGGGCCAGCCCGGGGGCAACGGCAAACAAGACCATTGAGGGCGCCACGCGTGGCCTTGCAAACACTTCCCCGCAGGCACCGTCAAGCCAGGCGTCCTTGAGCTATTTCCAGCAAGGCGTCCCCTCGTTTGCGACAGACAATATCTTGCAGCGCTATAACGATGTGGGGCTTGGCCTTCCCCGGGGAACGACCATCGAAAAGCCGCTCAGCGGTTGGAGCGCGAACAAGGGGTACATCGAAAGCGCGGCGAAACAACTTGGCGTTGACCCGGGGGTGATGGCGCAGATCGCTGGCGCCGAGTCCGGGTTCAAGGCCTCGGAAATCAATCCTCGCCAAGGACATGCCGGAGGTCTTTTCCAATTCCTGGATTCGTCCTGGGCAGCGGCAAAGGCCCAGTGGGGCGATGAACTTGGGGTCCCGGCTACCTCATCCAAAACCGATCCCCAGGCGAACTCTATCCTGGGGGCTGCCTACATCAAGTCGAACATGGCATCGTACCGGAAGGCGTTCGGAACTGACGCCTCGGCTGCCGATGTCTACGCCATGCACTTCTTGGGAGACTCGGGCGGGATAAATTTCCTCCGCGCATTGCGCGAGAACCCAAACCAGCCCGTCTCGAACATCGTTTCCAAGGCGGCCATCGCCAACAACCCGGAATACCTTGGCGGCGGGAAATCCGCCCAGGACGTATACTCCGTCCTGGATAAGGCAGTGGGCAAATACAAGCCTTATGCCGATGCCGCACGGGCTGATGTTGCACAGCAGGGGTTCTCGTCCGCCTACGGCGTCCCTGGCGAAGAAGCCTCCCGGGCCATGTCGTCGGCGGTTTCCTCCTACGGCGCGTTCGGCTGGTTCGGCTCCCTCGGCGCCCAATCGATCCTCTCCAAGATCGATACGCGCGGTGGCGTCTGGAAGGCCCTGACAGGCGAAGACGTCACCACCAACACGTGGAACTCCATCACGCAGACAATACCCCCGACAGGTATGCTCGGCACATTCCCCGTGACTTCTTCCGATCTTACGGCCAGCTACACTTTTGCCGGCCTTGATGGCGACGAAGCCTCCTCACAAATCCAGGCTCTGGTTTCCCAGGGCGTTTCCTTCCCCCAGGCGGTTTCCTTGGTCGCCACAGGAGCCGGCACCGGCTTTCACGGCATCGCCGCCATGCCGAAATTCACCACGGTCACGACACAGGCTGGGGCCGCTGCCGGCCAGTCCACGCTCCAGAGTGCAACCAATGTCTCCCCGCAGGCCCAGCAGCAAGGAAAATCAGGGTCCAGCTTTAGCGACCTCTTCAAGTCTGGCAACGGGGGATCATCCTGGACTTCATCCTTAGACAAGTGGGGATACGAAAACCTCGGTATTGGCACGGAAACCCCAAATAGTTGGGTCCTCAATTCGGACCAAGCCGCAACCTACGACTACTGGGTAGCAAATGGAGGTGATCCTGCAACATCGTGGGAGGCGGCCGCTAATCAGGGTGGATCGACGATAGGCGGGGGTCTTGGGAGCTACGCCTCTAGCGCCGTCTCCGGGGCCGGCATGGGCATGTCCGTCTCGTCTTTGGTCTACCCCAACGGAACGGGGACCGTGGGCGGGACCATCGGTGGAACCATTGGCGGCGTGATCGGCAACATGCTCCTTCCCGGCATCGGCGGCATTGTCGGCGGCTTGCTGGGTGGCGTGGTGGGGTCGCTGCTTGGAGGATCGGACACCAAAAAGACCGAGAAGACCGGATCCGGTGCCTGGATAAACATGAGCCAGCCCGGCATCATCAACTCCATCGGGTTCGATCAATACCGCACCACGACATCCGGGTCGTTCGGCTCAGGCGGTACTACGCACACCACGAAATACAGCGTGGCCGATCCCGAGGTGGTGGCCAGCTTCCGTCAAGCGTTCGAGGACTATCAAAACAGCACATTCCGGGGGCTGACCACGCTTGGCGTCTCCACCAAGTCGCTTTCCAGCTTCTCGGTCCCGGGATCGTTCCCGATCAATCAGCAATACGCGGGAGCCATCGGCAAGAACATCGCCAACCTGGAGGCTGAGGAAGTCCTTGAAGTTACCGGCATGAAGAGCGAATTCGACGCGGCAGCCAAAGCCGGAGAAGTCTACGTCGACGAGATCAAGCGAATCGCCGAGGCCTACAACGCCGGTTCCGTGGCAGCCGACCGGGCCGGATCGAGCCTGTCCACCTTATCCGGGTCATTGTCCCAGGTCGCCCAGGGCAACTACTTCAGCCAGTTTTCGGACCTCGTGGGCAGTGTGGAAGCAGCCGTACAATCCCTCCAGAACTATTCCGACTACGGGATATCCAAAACACAGGCTTCCCAGCAGGCTTTGAACACCTACGCCATGGGGGCAGGTCGATCCATTGCCCAACTTGACGACAGTAGTGTCAATATAAGCAACTTTTGGAGTAAATACGGGGAGGCGCTTAGTTCTGACATCTCGGCTGCCGATCTCGCTTTGTGGGCCGATGCCTCCCAATGGGTCAAGGAATTCGATGACGCAATCACCTCTTCAGAACAGCTTTTGCAGACGCAAAACAGCACGGCCATCGCCAAAATTCAGGCGGCGGAAGAAGAATTCAACCTTACCTATGTTCTACCCATTCAGCAGTCCCAGGCCAGGAGAAATGCCAATGAGATTGAACCACTCCAGATTCAGGAAACCATAAACAACAACCAGATCAAGGTACTTCAAGACCAACTCGCCACAGCGCAATCGGTGAAAGTCATGATGAATGGACTTTATCAGTCCGTTCAGTCCGTATACGGCGCTTATAACTCACTTTTTAATTCGCTGACATCGACGATCCACTCTATCACCTGGAGTTCCAGCCTATCGCCAAACACACCGACCCAGAATTTTGAACAACAGAAGTCATATTATGCTGAACTGTTATCTAAAGTCCAGGGCGAGGATACTTCAAGCATTTCCTATTCAGAGGATATAGGCAATCTCAATTCTTTCGCGCAGACATATTTGCAAACTGCGAAGAGCTACTATGGATCGTCAAGCGCCTACTATGCTATTTATGACAGCGTGACCGGGGAATTGTCCACTCTCAAAAGTTCTACGGAAAATGAACTAACGACGCTCCGTTCCCAACTCACCACGCAAAATGATATCTCGAATACCGTCCAGCTTTCCGTGGATCAACTCGCCTTGGCCAACAACGCTCTGGATGAGCAATTAAATGAGTTGAATCTTCAGACATCCATGGAACAAATGCAGATCGACCAACTTGAATTGCAATTACAGGATGACCAGTTGCAAATTGCTCAATTGCAGTTGGTCAACAGCAATCTTTCCATCATCCTCTCCGGCATGGAGGGCCTTGGGGAACAGACCCTGGCGGCCCTCTCGGCCCTGGGCGGGAACGCGGCCAACACCGTGTCCAGCATCAACAGCGCCATTTCCGCCGCATCGTCGTCCCAGGCTTCGGCCGCCGCCACCCTGTCTTCGACATCGTCCAATACGGACCTGTCTTCCACGCAGGCGGCGATGATGATGATGATGTTCGCGGCCATGGCCGGATATGCCACCGGCGGCGATCCCACGGCTGGGGAATGGGCCATGGTCGGCGAGAAAGGGCCTGAGCTGGTCCGATTCGGCTCCGATGCCCGGGTCTATAACGCCAGCGAGACTGCCAACATTCTGTCGGCGAAAAACAGTGGTGCCAGCAGCAAGGAAACCACTAATGCCGTGAACCGGAATACCCAGGTCACAGCGGCGTTCCTTGGGTCACTTAAGGATTCCGTGGACAGCCTGACGCAGGAAAACAAGCGCATGCGGGCTGCCTTGGAGCGGCTGGTGAGCAGGGTGAACTGATCATGGGCGTGCCTGTCTACCTGATGGAAATGACTTACCTCGATCCGTCGACGCTTCAGACGGCCACTCTCCGTTTTTCATCCGGAGGTGGAGGGTATTGCACCAGGCCAACGGACGATCCGCCCAGCACCTACTATGAACCCAGGATCAGCATCCCCAACAATTGGCAGGCTGCCGTTTTCAAGGACGGTCTCACTGGAGGCGGGGCAGACGGCGGTTTGGGAACGGCACAACTCATCAACAACGATGGGCACTTTGATCAGTTCATGTCCATGGCGTGGGACGGCCAGCCCCTGCGGTTGCTCTATGGAGATAACGAATCCCCATACACTTCGTTTGATTTGCTTCTCACTGGAACAATGTGCCAGCCAGAATTCAACTGGCACTATATGAACGTGAAAGTCCGCGACTACAGCCTGTTACTGAGCAAGGCCTTGAGTCAGTTCGTCTACCTCGGAAACAATGTCGTCGGGGTCGGCGTCGAAGGGACAACAGATGACCTCCTTGGCAAGACCAAGCCGCTCTGTTTCGGCCACTGCCTCAATGTCACACCGGCCCTGGTCAGCGCCTCGGCCATCATTTTTCAGGTCCACAACGGCCCGATCAAAGCCGTGGAGACCGTGTACATCGATGGAATCGGGCTCCCCCTCGACACGGGCAACGGGGGCAACGGAGAGGGTGGACCGGGAGACTTCGCCACCCATGCCAGCCTGGCCGCATCCACCATTGCCGAAGGGAAGTTCCAGACTTGCCTGGCCGAAGGCATGTTCAAGGTCTACGGCTCGGTCTCGAGCGGGATCACGGCCGACGTCCTTGGCTGCAACCACGGGGGCTCATGCCCGACAACGGCCTACGGCATCATTCGCCGGATCGTGGAGCACTATATCCAGCGGCCGCGTACCAACCTCCTCTATCCGAGCGAGGACTTCACGGACGCTTCTTGGGCTACCACGGGCCTACTCAAAGGTTCGGCCGCCTCCACGGCCCCAAAGCCTGGCATGGGGGCCATCCTGCTCCTCGAGGATGCTTCCTCCGGGCCCCACTCGTTGTCCAAAACCATGGACAATGCCACGGGCATGTATTGCTTCTCGATCATGGTCCTTCCGCTCGGCCGCTCCCTGGCCAGGCTCAAGCTCCAGAACCCGGCCGCCACCGAAAATAACTGTCTGGTGGATTTCGACCTGGTCACCGGGGCCGTACTGCTCAAGCAGTCAAACGGCCAGGCCGTTGGGCCGCAATACACGGCCACCGGCTTCATCACCGACGGCGGCGTGATCCAGGAACAAAACGGATGGCTGCGGTTGTGGATCGCCGGTCAGCCCGACGAAAGCTTTTCCCAGATCAAGGGCTTGCTTCTCCCCTTGTCCGGGACACCAACAAGCTACGTCGAGAGCTACCCGGGGAACGGAGGACCGGCCCTTGGCGTCTCCGGTGCCCAGCTCGAGGCCTACTCCTCCCCTGCCACCTATACCGGCCCAACCTTCAGCGGCCCGCTGACAGGGTACGACCCGATTCTCGGAATATCCATCAACGAGGCCTCTTTCTCGGCCCTGGCCGCCCTCGGAACCGCTGACGCGGAAGTCGGATATTCCCTGCCGGCCGGAGACACCTCCACGTCCTCCGACGTCATGAACGCCTTGGCTGCCTCCGTGGGCTGCTTCTGGGCTTTTGATCGAACGGGTGAGCTACGGATCGGACAATTTGCCAAACCATCGCCAGGCGCGACCCCGGTTGCCAGGTTCACCAAAGATGTCCCCGCGTTCCCGTCCAATATCATCGACGACTCCTTCGACCGGTATATCCCTTATAACGCCGGGAATGGAACAATTGCCTTCAGAATTGTTATGAACTGTATAAAAAACTGGACGGTGCTGAATAAATCAAGCGTCGCCACTTCATTGTGGACAAGCAACCCAACTTGGGTTTGTTGGCTTGGGAAAGAATGGCGAGAAATGTACGCTGAAGACTTGAACACATTGGCGGCACATCCGCTTGCTTGCGTCATAAATGTCACATCGTACATTGTAAAACAAATTGATGCACTTGATGAATGTAAAAGAATTCTTGCTCTCTATGGAAAGACACTGGGTAGATTCAACTTCAAGGCAACTATTAAAGACGTTGCCATGATTAATATTGGAGATATTGTTTTCATTCAAATGCCTCGTTTTGATCTCTCGTCTGGACGAAATTTTATCGTTGTCGGGATCACGGAGCTTCACGAAATGAACGAGGCGACATTGGAGGTACTCGGCTGATGGCAAAGTGCATGATCTGCCACCCGAACTACGCCGATAGTGCCACTATTACGGGATCCCCTTGGACCGACACCTTGCCGGTGACCAATATACAAACACCATACATCCGGCAGATGGCACGCACCACGGGAGTCGCGCTCATGGACCCGACCCCGGCGCTCCCGGATGGCGGCCAGGCAAGCGCGGTCATCAATATCGATTTTGGCCGGCTTCGCTATCTCACGGCCGTGTCCCTGACCAATCACAACCTCTCCCGGGGGGCTATGGTCCGCCTCGTGCTTTGGTCTGATGCCACCAGAAGCACGGTCAAATATGACTTCGGATGGCAACCGGTCTGGCCCCGGTGGTTCGACACCATGCAGCTGCGCTGGGCTGATTCTAACTTTTGGTACGGCCAAATTACCGACGAGCTTATCAAAACATACCCGAAGATTTTTTTGCAGATGCTCAATACCGGCGGGGCTGTCGCCAACGCAACAAGTGTTAGATACGCCAGTATTTACCTGGAAGATACGGAAAATATCAATGGGTACATAGATATTGGCCGCCTCTTTGCCGCTGAGGACTGGACACCCAAGAACAATATGCTCTATGGAGCCGGCATTCAATGGGTTGACCCTTCGGTAATCAATAAATCCCTTGACGGTACAAAATATATGGAAAAAAGAACAAAATACCGTCAAGTAATCTTTCAGCTCAAATACATGAAGCCAATAGAGGGCGTCAATAAAGCCCTTTTGCTAACACAGCAAGCTGGTATCACGGGTGAGGTTTTATATATCTTCGATCCTTCCGACTTACAACTCATGCAACAACGCTCATTTGTCGGAACTTTATCCGAACTGAGCCCGCTTGAATGGTGGATGTTCGGCCGAACATCCATGGCATTCAAAATTGAGGAGGCTGTCTAATGGCATTCCCTGGGACCCCCTTAACCCGTCTTTCAGGCTACTACAATGACGGGGATTACGACCCGTCATTGAACCCCGGCGGCCTTAACAACAACGGGCATGCCGTGAACTTGATGCAGCTCTTAAGCGACGTCGCCTTTGTTTCGGCGGCGGTGCAGCAACAGGCTGCCATTGTCTCCACCTATCTGGCTGGAACCACGGGGTGGACGCAAGAGCCTGGCGGCATCGCGCGGATCTCCGCTACGGAATTCACCGTTTCCGGCGGGAACAAAACGAACATCTACACCAAGGGCCGGGCCCTTTCCGTCATCCAGACCGCGAGCGGGACCGGCTATGTCGCCGGCAGCTCCTTCGATTCGGGAGCAGGCTTAACCGTGGTCACGGTCTTTGACTTGACCCTGGACTCCGGCCTGCTCCAGGTCTTTTTCGGACAGGACACGACGAACAGCCCTAAGCAGGAAGATGTCTGGGCACCCTTTGGCGGGGCGGTTACCTTCGTCTCTGCAACGCAGTTCACGGCCCAGGGCGACTTGACCAGCCTGCTTGCCGCCGGCGTGCGTATCAAGGCGAATTGCGGCCAGGATGGCACCCGGTATGGGACCGTCTCGTCGGCAAATTTCTCGAGTGCGACCGGATTGACTACCGTGGCCGTAGCGCTCGACTCCGGGGAGATTACCGCCAACCTGGCGGCAGCCTACCGGGGAGCGTCCTCGAGGTCGTCCGCAGCCATTCACGGCCACTCCGGTCCGGGAGACGGGGGCCTAGTCAGCCACCTTGACCTGGGCGACATCGGAGAAATCTCCCACGCCGCGCTCGACGCCTTTTTAGCCAGCAAAGGGCAGGCGGGCGGCCTTGCCTCCCTTGACGAAACGGGCCGAACCCCCTCCTCCCAGGTTGGCAGTCATGCGGCACGGCATGCCGCCGAAGGTGAAGACGAGGTTTCTCCCGAGGCCATCGGAGCCGCCAACGCCATCCACGCGGCCCAGCACGCATCCGGTGGCGACGATCCCGTGACCCCGGCCGCTATTGGCGCGGCCCACGACGGGCGGCTGGTCAAATCCGTGGCCGGCGGCTCGGCTGTTACGCTGACGTCGGCCGACGTTGCCCATGGGGTGATCGAGTTCACAGGGGCTCTGACGGCCAATATTGACGTAACATTTCCAGCCGTCTCCCGGGCCTGGATTGCGGTCAACAACACGACAGGCGATCACTCTCTTACCTGCAAGGTGTCGGGCGGCACAGGGGTGGTGTTGGAGCGGGGCGGAATGGTAAAAACCATTCTGGCATACAATGGCACTGACATCGTTCAATCTATTGATCAGCCGAAAATCGCAATAGGATCGTTTTCCAGGAACCTCGGCGCGACCTCCGGGTCCCAGAATATCACGGGCGTCGGCTTCCGGCCGCGAGAGGTGGAGTTTTTCGGCGCCGTGACAGGGACAATCGCGGCATCATGGGGATTTGACAACGGATCATCCCACTACAGTATCGGGCAATATGCCTCGGGCGGCTTGTTTTCTCAAACGAACGCCGAGTCGATCATCCTTTTTCAGGATGACTCCAACAGGCAGTTTGGCCACATCTCATCCATGGATGCCGACGGTTTTACTATGGCCTGGACGTTGACCGGCGCCCCTGCCTCGGCGACCGCCAATATCTATTACAAAGCCAAGGGGTAGCAACCATGCGCGTTTGCATTGAAACATCCACGGGCAAACTCATCGAGGCCCAATCCGGCGACCAGGCTCCCCTGGACACGCTTTTGGCCAACGCCCTGGCCGCCGGGTACGCGGCCGAGGCCGTCGAGGTCAAGGTGGTCGACGAGGAGACGTATCAGGCCCTACTCACCCCCTCCCCCGCTCTGGACGAGGCGAAAAAGGCCGCCTGCGCCCGTATCGATGCCCGGGCCGAGGCCTTGCGCCTGACGGTGCTGACGCCCGGCTCCGGCCAGATGTCCGCCTATCTGGCCAAGGAGGCCCAGGCCACGGCCTATCTCCAGGATGCCGACCCCACCGAGGCGGAATACCCCGACCTCTATAACGAGGTGGGCATTACGGCAGACACGGTCCACGATGTGGCCATGGCCGTGCTGGCGGCGGCCGAGACGTGGCGCATCTTCGGCCGGGCGATCGAAAGGGCCCGTCTGTCCGGAAAAAAGGCGGTCCGGGAGGCCATTGACCTGGCCGGCGTGGCCGCTGCCGAGGCGGGGGTGGTATGGCCGACCGAGGGATAAAATCGATCCGAGACCCCGCTCGCGTCCTTTGGCTGACAGTCTGGACGATTCGGCAACTTGTGGCGGCTATAAGGCGGCGTGACTACAAGACGAAAAGTTTTCATCATATCCTGACAATCGCCGTGAGTCGGGCGAAAAGGGCGGTGCTGTAGATGGCCATAATTTCCAAAGACTCGTTCACGGACGCGAATGCCACAACATTGACGTCGCATACCGCTGACAGTGGTTCAAAATGGACAAAGCATTCAGCATACGCTTCCACGGCTTCTATTTATTGGAATAGGGTTATCAGCCCAACGGCAACGAGTGTCGCCTACACTGGTTCACCAGCCGGGACGGATTATTCTGTTGAGGCTGATTTCGTAGTCAAGACCGCAGCGAGCACGCCGAAACTCCTCGCCAGGCTCGATACAAGCGCGTTTACTACGTATGCCGCCGAGTGGGACGGAGTAAACGGCGTCTGGTCGATTAAACGCTACAATGCCGGATCGGCTACGTCGGGCGGAACGTATTCAATGACGGCTACCCCAGGGGCGAATGTTCATGCGAAACTGACCGTCTCTGGTTCCGGCGCTACTGTTACAGTCACTCTCTACCTCAACGGCGTGCAAAGAATCCAATGGTCCGATACCAGCGGATCAAGGTTGACCTCGGCCGGTGTACCTGGAGTTTTCCAAAACGCTAGCAACTACATCACTGGTATTGCTATCGATAATTTTCTTTCAAAGGATGCCGGCTCATCTGATTCCATAGAAATAAACGAACTCAATGACTATCAGATACTCCAGCGTGATTCAGCAGCCTCTAGTTCGTCTAACCTTACTATTCTAGGAACATATGAAGGGGCCCCGACTGGAATAGAGGCCAAGGTTGTATTAGCCTCCGACGGAACAACCGTTGTCAAGGATTGGACTGCGCTCGCATCGGCAACAATCGGAAACGGGTTCTTTTCTGGAACACTTTCCGAGGTAACAAATGGTGGGTGGTATAAAATTCTTGTCCGTTTTGCCAATGAGACAGACACCACCGCAACAGGGGCAAAAAGTTTCGGCGTTGGCATCTTGATTGGTACGACAGGCCAAAGCAACGTCGCAAACTATTTCGGCATTGCCGGGGGAACGCCAAACTCTTTGCTCCGCGTTTTTGACGCTGTAGGCTGGTACGCTCCCACAGGCCTTGGCGCGATTACAATGGGGAACAAAATCGTGTCTGAAACAGGGTTGCCTGTTGGCCTATTGAATTATGCCATATCTGGGACGGCTCTCTTGTCCGGGCTCGGCCCTGACTACTGGCTCAATACCGCCGCAACAGCCATGGCCGCGAAGTACAGGCATGGCATCATGGAATGTGGAGGAAAGATTGACTCAACCCTTTGGGTGCAAGGCGAGACCGAAGCAAAATATACGACTGCCATTTCAACGTCAATATACAAGGCCGGCCTTGATACTCTCTTTGGGTGGTTCAGAACTTACGCAAACGACGCTTCGCATCCTATCCACATCCAACCCTTGGCGACTGATACAGAGTCAAGTCTGGACAATACAAAATGGGAGAACATCAGGCTAGCGCAAATACAGGCTCTAGCTGATTCGAACAACTTCTTTGGTGGTTGCGGTTGGGATTTGGCGATGAGTGCCATCCACTACTCAAACTATACGACGATTTCCACAAGAGCCGCCCTGGCTATTTTACGTCGTCTCGGCGTCAAATCGTATGGGTATGGACCAAAAATCGTAAACGCAACACGAGTTTCGACTACCCTTTATGATATCAATCTTTCCCATGACGGGGGGACTGATTTCACGCCTACGTCCGGAATCACAACTTTCGCGGTCTTCGACGAAAGCACTCCTGTGACGATCTCGTCAGCAGTGCGAACCGATGCCAGCACGATCCGCTTGACCCTGGACACGGCCGTTGCATCTCCATCAATCTATTTTTGCTATGGCTATCTTCCAACGGTGTCGGCGGGCCCGCACGACAACACGACAGACACGCTGCCGTTGCAGCCGTCAGGGCTGGTGACGATTGTCGACCCGACGCCGCCTCCCGCAACCGCCGACGACGGCATCATGGTCGGCATCATGCGGGGGATTATGCGGGGGGTGATGGTGGGGTGA